GCTTTATTTCTTGAAGACCTTCTTGCAATCTGTTCAGGTTTACCCTGATAGTTTGCATATTCTTTCTTATAGTTTCTTTCTTCAGTTATTTTCTTTTTTTCTTGCTCTGCAACTCCTAATACATATCTTTCCATTTTTACTGAATCAATAATCTCTACTGGTAGTTTTGTACCTTCAAGCATTTTTTTATATGCTTCGTGGTCAAGTTGGTCTTTCTTAAATATTGCAGTTTCCTCGTGGTCAGAGATTATAAAAACCTTTAGAATATTAACATCATCTACTATGATTTCGTCCCAGTTATCTTCAGTTTGTCTACTTTTTAGATATCTTGTTAGAATCTCTTGAACTTGTGTTGCATTCTTTTTTAGAACTCTCTCTACACCATCTAAATAATCTTTAATTATTTTCTGCATTTTTTTACCAGCTTCTCTTTGCAGTTTTTTATCTGACCCATGTTTATAGTGTTCGTAACTTGCTCTTACACTTTTCCAAACTTCAAAATCTGTAAAGTAAGGAGAGGTTCTTTTTTTTGCTCTTTCTGGTGCGTATTTTCTAATAAGTGCTTTTAAAAGCACAGTCATATCTTTATCTATTTTATCAAGATTTCTTTCACCCCACTTCCCCCTTAACCAACCATAACTTATTAATCTTCTACCATCTTTTATTGGGACTGAGAATAAATCTTGTGCAGAACTTACAAGAGCATTTCCATCTATTTCTGCAACAACTCCAGAACCTTCTGCAATACCACCAGCAATATTTCTAGAACTCATGTTTGCAAATGTTGATATAGATTTCTTTGAATTTTGAATATCATATAATCTTTCAAAACCATCTGGAGAGGTTACATGAAAAGTTCTAACTCTAACTTGTTTTGGAAAAACTCTCTTAAACAATGCACTTGACATTGGTATATACATATTGTCTACTTCTTTTCCCTCTTTTGCTTTATGACTTCCTTGAAAGATAATTTCTGATAGTTTAGATTGATTTGCTACAACTCCAAAATCCTCTGTCATTAAGAAATCTTCTTTCTGCATTTCTTTGGTTTTCTTCTTCATCTTCTCAATGTATGCACGATAGACTGCAGCCTCTGCTGTCTTACCCATCTCTTTTGCACGTTGTTCCATTGCGATTGCAGCTTGTATCTTATGTGCGTGTTTCTTACCAGAACCCTCTATCTTCTTTACACTTGCTCTTGCAGTTTCAACATCTTTGAAACCTAATCCATGTATTGTTCCTACAGGATTTTCGTCTGTGTATAAATCGGAATGTTTTTTAGAACCAGCAGGTTGACCTTTCTTGCGTGGTATTCTTGGATTTTTTTCTTCACTTGCAACGAATGGGCCTCTTCTTAAAAATCGGAAAGGTATCATTGTTACTTTGTCTTTTAATTCTGGTGGAGATATAAATGATATTTCTACTCTTTGAGTTTTATTATTTACGTTTAATACCTCAAACTCAACTTTCTTATATTTTTTACCTTGAAAGGTTACATCATTACCTGTAACAAATTTTGCAATTTTGCGACCTGATACTGCTTGTTTTGATGCTCGAAGATTCAGGTCTGCACTTGGAACATACTGACCCATACCAGGCCCAGAAGAATTACCTCCTATTGGGTGTGATGGATTAAGAGCTCCATACTCTTTGAAATAAGACCTGAAACTTTTCAATTTTTTCATTCATTGTCTACTTTACGAATTTCATTGCAAGTTTTTGTAGTTTCATTAAGTCTGATTTCTTACCATTTGCAAGGTCTTCCATTTTCTTCTTATTGGTTGGATTAACTTTGTCATATACTTGTGCAATTGCAGATGCAGTAAAAGCGTCCATCTTTAATTTACCATCTTTCATTTTCAAATCTTTTGCACCCTTACTCTTGACAATACTTTTGATTACGTCCATATTGTTCTCTGCAAGGAATGATTCTCTACCAAATGCAGTAACTTGTTCTTTTATTTTTTGAGAGAATGTTTTTGGTTGTATATCTTCTACAACCTTTGCACTTTTGTAACCTATGAAGTTTCTTATATCTTTAACTTCTCTATTGATATCATAGTCACCACCATCAATTATTAATTTTTTACCCATTTGTTTCATTGTAATATTAACTTTTCTTTTTTTGTTAGTTAAATCTATCACATCTTTTTTTATCTTTTTAACATCATTTGGATTATTAAGTGTTATCTCTACTTTTTTCATTTCATCAATCTGTTCTTCATTTATTTTAGATGCAGCCTTTTTTCTCTCTTCTCTTCTTTGTCTTGCAGCTTCTAATTTCTTTTGATGTTCTTTGTATGCTTTTGTTCTTGCATCTAAGAATGTTTTCTTTTTCTTTTTCATCATTGCATCAGGTGGCATTGCAACTTTACCAGAACCAGCATTATTAGTTGGTGCTTTTTCTTCCATAGGTTGTCCACTGTATGCGTCTACTTCTGTCCATTTAGTCATCTGTTATATCCTCCAAACTTACATAGATTTTTTCTTGGGTTTTAACATGAACAACAGGAAATATCTCAACACCCAACACTGTATCTATTGGTGATTCATCTGCAAACGCAATGACCTTATCACCCTTTTTAGCAGTTAATTCTTCTTCTTCTTTATTTAGTATATCGTTCTTTAGAACATACTCACCTTTGGGTAATACCTCTCCAAACCCTATAACTTCCTCTGATATCTCTCTATCTAACTCTATATTATTTTCTTTGAGATATTTCATAAACTCTTTCTCAAACATATCTGGGTCTTCAACGTGTTCTTTGAATGTATCTTTCAATAAGAATAATGCAGCTGCATATGTACCAACCTTTGTTCTTAAGCCTGGCACCTTTGCAAATAACTTCTTAATATTAAAGATAAGTTTATGGAGAATTGTGTATGCGTTTTTAAGTTCAGACGTGGTAAGTTCTACAGCAGGTTTACTAGATTTGGGTATTTTTATTCTATGTCCATCTTTGTCTATGATACCTAACTTGAATGCATCTGTCTTTTCAAATGGTGTTGTAAGTAACTTTAAAAATCTATAAGTTACAAATAAATCTACAGCTCTACCCATTATAGTTCCTTTAAAACTTGTTGTACTTTGATATCTTCTTCAATATCTTTAAGTTCATCTTCTCTAAGTATATTTAGGTATAATAAAAATGACTTGAGTGTAGACCAGTATTCTTTCTGTATTTTGAACAATAGTAGTGTTGCACAAGCTTCTGCACCGAATACATTGTTTAATACGATAAAATGATTGAGAAGTAATCTTTCTTTGAGGATATCAGTTTCGTGATATTTTCTGAGAAGTCTTTTGATGTATTTGAACCGTTTCAAATCATCTTGAAATTCTTTTTCACCTTCACACTGAGGGTTATTATAATGTCTAATTGCGTACATCATAACATTATCACTCGTAATGTTCTCGTACATTGAGTTATGCTATCTTTGCAAAAACCCTACATGAACTATTTTTTGGTGACATCTCGTACTGTATTTTAAGAGCAAGTCCACCTTCGATAATGTGTGAGATACCATCATCATTAATAAATTCATCACTAGGGGTATTTTCATCTTTACCGAATCTTCCACCAAATCTGGTTAAAGGTAAGTCAAATGAACCACTTGAACCTTCCATTGCTGGTATTTCACCAAAGGATAATCCAACTTTCATCAAACTGGTTCTTAAACGATTAAGTGCGTGTTCTGGTAGTAGATATTCCATATTACCTATAGAACCTAAAAATGCATTTAATTTTCTTAGAGTATCTGGGTTGGTAACATCACCAGCAGACATACCAGTATCGACATCAACTGCCATATCTGTAGCATCTCCACCACCTGGCCCTGCTCCAGCAACTTCTTTAATATAATTTTTAAATGATTTCATATCTACTTCCTTATTATAAAAAGATAGTGGAGAGTTTCCCCTCCACTATAGTGAGCGACTAAATTAGTCAGTTGCAGTGATTTCAATGATACCGTCATCAGCAGCCAACGCAGTGTTTGCTAATGCAGCCCATTTTGTTCCACTCCAAACTAATGTTACGGAATCACCTAAAGATGCAAAGTCAACATCAATATAACCCATTGGGTCAGCAGGTGTCATCTCTGATGTACCACCAGCAGTATCGTGAACGATTATCTTGATTTGTCCAACCACTGTTCCATCAGCAAGTGTTGTAGCAGCGTTTGTACCTGTTGTTTCTAACAATGTCAATGCAGTTGTGATTGAGATTGCTGTAGTAACAGCAGAAGATATGTCTTGCACAGAATTTGAAAATCCTATGAAAGTTGGTAAGTTATTTACGAAGTTTGTTACAGAAACTTTCTTGTTAATCGGTGTACCTGTAGGGTCATCAACAACATGAAGTAAGTCTGCACCAGCAACTCCAGTGCTTAAGTCAGTAAGCGCTGTAATTTTTTTATCGGCCATTTGGCTTCTCCTTATAAAAACCCCTTAATTGGGGAATGTTACTGTGGGTAATTTCCCACATCACGAACCAGTAACAGCCGAAGCAGTCTGGTCATCATTATGTAATTCTTTTAAGAAACTTTCGCATTGTTGTTTTGCACCATGTAGTGCGTTCAAGTTTGCGATTGCTTCCTGTTTCTTAGCATCTATCTCTTGAATAGTATTTGTCATTACTTTGATATCACTATCAAGAGCTGCAATTCTTTTTTTAATAGTATCTTCATTTACCATAATATAATCTCACTTTATTTTTATTTATACGTTTTATTAAGCAGCAGTAACAGTCATTGTAGCATTTGAGTCAATAGCTAAACCTAAGTCTGCAGCCATTCCAACACCACCTTCGTGTGTAACAAAACCATTGTTATCTCTACTTGAACTATCTGTTCCATCTAACTTTAGATATACTTGGTCGTTTGCAACTCCACTTTCTAATATAACTCTTTCGTCATTTAACTTCTGTATTGTTCCACTATTTAAACCTATAAGGTCGTCAGCTTTAATACCTAGTGTATTATTAGTTACATTAGTTGTTCTTGTGTCTGTACTTGCTGGTAATGAAAATCCAACAATACCTTCAGAGAAAATTGATACTGATGTATTGATATCCATTATTGTTCCAAAGTTTGAACCTAACGCACTTGCTTGTTTTAGTTGTAATTGTGGTGTTCCAGTAACATGAACTGGTTCGTTGAAATAACAATAAACTGTTATATCACCTAAAGTTGATGATGCAACTCCAGTAAATGTATCTCCGTCTGGATAATACTTTGTTCTGTCTGATGTATTACCAATTGATATTTGGTGTGCAGAAGGAACGTCTATTGACTTTTTTAATCCTCTGATACACTGTAATACTTCTGGTTGAGCACCCTTGTTATCATTACCTGAGTTAGGTGTTCCAGCTTTAAAAACCCAACCACTATCTGTTGCGATAACATCTCTCTTGTCATAATCTCCACTACCGTCAGCATTTTCTGATAATCCTGATGGTTTTGCTTCACTTGCAGACGCATCAACACCAATGAGTTTATCACCGATATCAACGCCATCAGCTGTTCTGTCAAGTAGCAAGAATGCATCATTCTCGGCTGCATTAACATCTTCCAATAAAATATTGAAACTCTTCTGTAAAGGCATCTGTTTCTCCTTATTTTCTAACTATTTATAATTATTTGAAACCCAATTTCTTGAGTTCTCCAAGTGTTTTTCCAGTGTCAGTATGGACTATACCTATACCACCAGCAGTTTCCCACTCTTTTATGTTTTTTATATAATCATCAATTAGGAGATTTGAACTACCATCTCTGTTCACTGCATACTTCTTCTTTTGTTCTCTTAATACAATATTCCTCTTACCTTTAGGAATCTTTGTATTCTTGTCTAACCATTTATTTTTTCCTGACCTTGAGTTTGTATCACTCGTACTATGTGCAGAAAGTATATATGGGTCGTATTTTGCGATAAAAGAATACAATCTCTTACCACCTCTGAACCAAGGCAAGTTTGCCCAGAAACCTTTAGTGTTTCCAATCTTCTTCCAACGAGTATCCTTATCAGACATCACAAAACTACCACCAACGGCTTCATCTGCACCCTTGATAAAATCACATAAAACCATATCCATATCACAATATATGTCTGGTAAATCTCCTTTGTCTACTTTTACTTCACCCAGTTCGTATATTTCTTTCATTATTTCTTTTTTTCCATTTTCGGTTCTACTTCCACTTTCGTTTCTGCTTTACCTGTTAGAGTTTTTGCTTCTTTCTTATTCTTAACTTTATTATACCCTTCTTCTTCCTTCTTGTCAAATGGATTTTTACCTTCTTTGATACCCCACATCTTTGCAAGAGCTTCACGCATTGAGTTCTTCTTCTTATGCATTATACTTACCTGTTGGTCAAACTCTTCTGGTGATTGGCCTGGAGTAACATTAAGTGTGTGGTCTGTTCTTGCTTTTGTACCCACTTCAAAGTTCTCTTTACTGATTGCTTTAGATACTGCTTTTCTTCTCTTATGAAGATACTTATCTGTAGAATCTACATCACCATCATTGTCGATATCTTTGTCTTTTCTGTCTTTGAACTTCTTCTTAACAGCTTTAGGTTGAACTGCGTCCATTCCTTCACCGTCATCTGATTTGTCGTTCTTGTTTGTTTCTTTTATTCTTTTTAAGGTTTCTTCAACATCATATTTCTTTCCAGCAAACATGAATGATTTGTCACCCTTTTCTTTTGCACTTGTTACAGCTTGTCCAAATGCGTTTCCTTCTTTCTTTGCAGCCTCACTCCAAACATTTAGTATGGAATTTTCAAGACTACCACTTTTACTTTTTAGATACTTCATTAGTTTCTCCTTTTTTGTAATCTAAAATTTCCTTCTCACTGATTTTCAAGAGTTGAGGATTGTCTTTTCCCTCCATAGTATAAACCAAGTGCGTTGCCTTATCTGGTTCAGTAGTGAGTTTAGTTCTTCCAAAGTCATCATATACAAAATTCCAAACATAATTGTCTTCTTCTATCTTGGAAAAATGTTGAGCTCCGTTCTTTTCTTCTTTATATTTATTTTCTAATAAATCTTTACCTGTAATTGTAGTTTCACTCACTGCTTTCTCTAGGTCTTTTGCTTGACCAGCATGAGCTTTACTTGCACCTTTTAACTTCTTAATTACTTCTTTGACTTTAGGTTCATCTTCTTTGTCTAATACTTCTGCAAGTTCCCAACCCTGTTTCATATATCTGTCTTGGTCTTTCTTATCAATCACAATTACTTTGTTCTTCTTCATAACCATTACTTCTTTATCTGGGTTTAAGAATTGTCTTGGAAGTTTATCAATACCCTTTTCCATTCTTTCATTTTGCATACTTGGGACAAGTAGATAATCTCTTATTTTGTTCATACTGTTTGATGCAACTGCAAGTTTGTTTGTCCACCATGTAGGTAATGATTCTTCACCATTCATAGATTGTAACTTACCCATCATCTGTGTTGCATCTTCTACGATTGTCTTACACTGACGAACTGCACTTGATACATCTGTGTGTCCGTCTTCTTTGATTACTTCATCACCCATCTTGAGTTTTAGTTTTGCACCCTTCATTCTTTTCTTTTCGTCATCTTTATTCTCATCAAGATTTTCGTCCAGTTTTCTGTGGTCGTATGCAATCTTGGCTAAGAACTCTCCACCTCTTGTATTTGGATACATCTTATCAAAGAATGGTCTGTCTTGTATTGATATAAGATTCATCACAACCTCTAAAGGTGATGTGTCTAAACTGTAAATATGTTTTCTTAATCCCTTAACATCTTTTCTTTTATACAACTCTTTTGCTTTGATGAAATCTTTTCTATCCATTCCACCATCTCTAATACGATTATCAAATCCAGCAAGTGCGTTCTTTACATCTTCATCAATAGCTTCTCTGTCTTTATCAGTTAGTTCACCGATACCTATGACTGTATCACCTTTTTTCTTATTACTCACTGGCATTATTTTAAGGGGTTTCTTAACACCAACTTGTCTTTCTGCACCTTTCATATTCATCTGTGCGTGTTTCTTTGCCATATTACCTTTATACAATCCTATGATTTTATTATCACCATCTACGATTGCATAATCGAGAGCTTCATACAAACCTACTTGTTTGACTGCTTCTATCATTGATTTACTGTATCTCATTACTTTACCCCTTCATTAAGTCTGTTACAGATTTGGTACTCCAAAACTTACATGACCAATATTTTGCTTTCCATTTAGGGCCTGGATTGTCGTCACAACCATGTCTTGCTCTAAATGCTTTTCTTCTTGCTGGGTCATCTCTTTTAATAGACATATTTGGGTCACCGTATTCTACTTTGACCACATTACCCTTATCGTTCTTTACATAGACCTTGTATTTTTTTGTATCACCCTTTGTAGGATTATTTAGTTCGACAGGTCTTCCTTGATACTCTGATTTCTCAGTTATTTCACCCCATGCGTTTCTTAATTGAAACTCTTTGAAGTTGTGTAGTTTGTTTTCACCTTGTGCTCTTTTTAGTTGTGCTGGTGTAGGTGCTCCCTTCTCACCCTTCTTTCTCATTGGTCTACCTTCTTTTCTCTTCTTATGAATATTTGCCCATAATCCTGGCCCCTTCTCTTTGAGGTCTTCATTCTTACTTTGCCAATCATATGACTTCTCATCTGATTTGATAGGGCCACCCTTTGCCCAAGTTTCACAACTTCTTGCAGAATGACATTTGAAATGATGCATGTAACAATATCCTAGTTCTCCATCACCATCTGATGTTTCGCCAGGCATACACTCTTTCATTCTTGGTGATATGTCAAATGCAACACAGTTTCCACATAATGACTTCTTTGCAGCTTCTGTTGTTGTGTCCCACTTCTTTGCAATCTTTTCCCAGTAATCCCCAGGCTCATCTACATTGAGTGGGCCATACATATGGTTCTTAACTGTTAAATCTCTGTTCTTGGTGTTTAACTTTACATCTTGTGTTGCTGGTGGACAAGGTTTTTCTTCTTCTGTAATACAATCCTCACAACAACTTTCATCTAGTTTCTCTAATAACTTATCGTGGACTTCGTTCATCTTCCACCACCAGTCATCTCCATGTTTCATCTGATATTTTGCTCTGGTAATATTAGATTCAAACCATTCTTTGACTGACTCACCAGATGCAAATGGGCCTCCAGTCCCAAGAACTTCATGTCCTTTTTTCTTCTTCTTTGGTATCATACCAAAGTCTTTATCAACTTCTTCACCTCTTACTTTATCTGCAAGGTCTTTGTCTGCTTTACCCCAAGTTCCAGCACTCTTTGTTGTAAATGAATTAACTCTCGCAAATGCCCACTGTTGTGCAGTAGTTCCTGGCCTGTGTCCAGTTTTATATGCAGCCATTCCTCTGTCATATACTTTTTTTAGGATACCATAGGGCATACCTGATTTCTTTGCTTTGGTTACTAAACCTGCTATTTTTTCATCTAGTTTTTCCATTTCCTCATTCCTTGATAAGTATGCGGCTATTGCCATCTCTTTGCGTTTTTCTTTTGACTTACCCTTAAACTGTGGTGAGTCTGATTTCTCAAAGTCATCTATGTAATCACCCATATCTGCGTTCTTACCTAACTTCTCTCCATACATTTGTTTAAACTTATTTGTATGTTTAGAAGGTCTGGTTGTTGCAGACGCATCGCCTGGAGCAGGGCCTTTCTTCTTTTTCGCAAAGTGGGCTGCTCTTTTTTTCTTTGTAGATGGTGCCATTGCATCACCCTCTGTGTCTTTTGCATAATACTTTGCTGGTTGCGTACCTTCTCTATCTTTAATGTCTTTGTCTTGTTTTACTTCTACTGTATACTTTCTATTAAGTTTACCTTTACTGACTAATTTGTTAATATACTTAACTATCTCTCTTGGATTCATTCCGTATTTTCGTTCTAAACCATACTGTATAGCAATATCTTGTATTAATCTATTCTTAGAGTTTTTTCCAGTTGTTCTTGGGTCACCACCTTTATCTTTACCTTTATCAACTCCGTCCATATACTTTTTGATAACATTTGATATAATTCTACTATCTAATTTACCTCTAATCTTTGATATAAATTTTGATGGGTCTAACATACCACCTTTGAATGGATTTTCATTTACATTGATTTCGTGTAACCAAGCTTTGTGTACTTTGTTATCCTCATCTACGAATGATACATAGTTTGTTCCTCTACGAATAATTTTACCTGTAATACCTCTTGCTTCTATAAGGTCATCTATATTCCAAACATCTCCTGTAAGATATGCATCTCTGAGTTCTTCATAGTCTGTCATTAAACCCATATCTCTTTCTTCACGAATACCCATATACTTTCTTACATCATCAAATAACTTCTGTCCATCTTTGAAACCTTTTGGTAATCCCATCATAAATGATTTACTGTCACCTAGTGATGCAGCTGCTCTCATTTTAGAAGCAGACATTCCAGTAACACCCTCTGCATCTGGGTCACGCTCTCCAGCACTTACTACATTAATTGTATTGAACTTATAGAAACCATGTCTTTTACCAGTCACACCATTATACTTGTCTAATATACTTTGAAACTCTTTTACTCTATCTGAACCAACAACCATTGTAACATCTGTATATTTTTCATTATATAACTTGACAACTATATCAAATGCGTTGTATACTTTTTTGTCAGCAAGTATACTTCTAGAATGTTTAGGAAACATCTTCCTCATGTATGCAACTTTAAGTGCAAATGGTAATGGGTCTTTCTTTTGGTTTTGTGATTGAGATGGAAATACTACATATCGACTTGTACCAGCAACTGTCTTTAATTTATCTAATAGTTTTTCGTGTCCTGTGGTGGGTGGATTAAATCTACCAAAGGTAAATACTACTGAACTAGCCTGTTCGTGAAATTTACGCATCTTGTTTTATAGCCTCTCTTGCTTTTTTAACCTTTGCGATTTCTTTTGCTTTTACAACTTTTGCTAACTTTTTTGTTAACGCAGTAATCATACCACTATATTTTGCCTGTATCATTTGGTCAGTCTTCATTCTCTGTGCAAGACCCATCTCTTTGTATTTGGGATAATACTTATCAATGACTTTTTGTTTAGCTAACTTTGCAGCTTTAACTCTTTGTTTTGCTGGATTTGCAATACGAAGTTTAGACTTCTGTACTTTTTTCTGAAATGCAGATGATTTGACAAGTCTTTTTAGACGAAGTGCCATCTTTCTTCTTTGTGCTTTACTGATAACTTTGAACTCGGATAGTTCTCCGTTGTAAAAATCTTTAAACTGTTTCATTTGTCCCATGCCTTTATAGCCGTAAAGTTATTATAACTAAACTCCATACGGTCTACTAATTTTACTGCGTTACCTTTAACTCTATCAATTGCAACATATCCCTCTGGATTTGTTACTTTATATCCATTTGCAGTTCGTATAAAAGTGTCCGTTAGACCCTTAACACTATTTAGTTTTCTTACTATTTGCATCTTTGCATCTATCATAAGATTTTGAAAGAGTATGACATTTCCTAAATTACTTGCGTGTTTTCTAAACTCTCTTACATATTCTCGTTGTTGTTTCTGATACTTGTTCTTTGCAGCTGGTGTCTTAACCTTATCCATCATTTTGTCAAAGTGTTTTTGAACGTGAGATGCATAGTCTATTGCGTGTTTCTTTGGATTGGTAACCTTTTGTCCTTGTCGAACTTTAGTATTATTAAATGTCTTTAATGACGCACCGACAAGGTTACCAGTCATACCATCTTGGAGTTTAAGAAAACTCCTTAACATTGGTGCGTTTATCTTTTGAAATGTCTTACCCACGTTTGATAAGACAGCTGTTACTGATTCTGTTTCTTTTGCATTGAATGTTGCAGTACCAGATACATCTTTGTATGTTGCATCATCTAACCAGACTGAACTTGTCTTTTTTAGTTTAGATGTATCTGCACCAAACTTAGCCTTCATACTTTGTAATTCTTTACCCTCATAAGTTGTGTGAAACACAATACCTATCTTTGACTTATTCATAGTCTTACCTAAATCAGAATCTACTGGAACTGCATACACGATTGTATTAGGTTGGAATGTATAATACTTTACTCCATCTATAGTATCTGTTTCAATATCATCTGTATACATCAAGTCACCTTGCAATACATTTTTGATACCTAACTTTGGAAACTCTGCAAGTGCAATCTTAAACTTTGAGTTCAATGCACCAGACAAGTCTGCATCTATCTCTGCGTTTGTCTTGTATAGTTTTGGATTAATATTAAACACTGATTTCTTTGCAACAAAGAACTGTCCATCTGAGGGGTCAATACCTGTAAAGATTGCAGGAGCTCCGTCCCACTTCACAGTCATACTGACTGAAGACCTTGCACCACCAGATAACATATCTCGTAGTGAACGCAGAAAGTTGATTGCAGCTCTACCACCATCAACACCAAAATTGATTATCTCATCTTCAATGTGTTCTAGGTGTAAGTTCTTACCTGCCTTACTTTCGTTTAATGTGTCTATAAATCTAAGCATATTCTACCAACTTGGAGTTTTAAAACTTACTGTTCCATCTACCTCTAAACCTAGAGCATCTAAAAAAACAGTAATACCTCTATTTGCAAGGTTCTTTATCCCATCTATAAATTTTTTTATAACTCTTTCGTAAAACATTTTTATAATATCTTTTAATCTATTTACGAAACCTAAAAATTTATTTTTCAAGGTTCTAAAGATTCCCTCTGTTAATACATATTGTCTTTGTAGTTGATGTATCTCTTCTTGTAAAAATGGTAGTTCAGACTCATAAGATGCAGATATTCCAAGTTTTATATACTTTGACCTACCAGAACCTTTATAGGAAATACTTAATTTATCTGCGAGTTGAGGACTATTCATTGAATATTTTAATATATCATATTCACTATCTATACCTTTATCTGAAAAAACTAAAATTCTGTTTGCAACAGCAGACTGTGAACCAAAATAATTTTTACCATCAGAGTATTTTCCTGTAAACTTAAATAAACCAGAAGCAGCTTCATAAACTAACCACTTTTTTAACTCATTATTATTATTAAACCATTTTTGTAATGTATCTTGCCACTCAGTAGCATTTATTGAGGTTTGTATTACATCAACAATTTGTTTTTTTAATTTTGGATTTGTTAATTTATCTGGAGATACATTTACTAAATTTCTTGCACTAACTTTAACATCTCCTACTTTAACATCACCATCTGATTGATACATATTAAATTCATTATCAATTTCAGATTTTGTTATTGGAGGTATACCTTTAATTAAATTTTTCTTCGCACTTGCACTCATACGAGTTGCACCTAGTAAGGATAATTCTGCTTTTAAGTGTTTTTCAATATCTTTAGGTTTTAATTTTCTGTTTGATTTTAACTTTATTGCTTGAGCACTTTTAGTAGTATACCAACTTTCAAAATCTTTTTTTCCCTTACCAACTTCTACATTTAAATCATTTCTTGCAGTTTCTTTCATTTTATTTTCTAAAATATCAACAGCTTCTAAAAAATCTTTATCTTGACTAATTTTATCTGAAGTGTTTTTTTCATAGTGACCAATTGCAGATTTGACAACTCCAGATGCTTCACCAGATTTTGCACTCATCAATTGAGCTCCAGAACCACTATCCCCTTTCTTTTTCAACGATATGTAATTTTTACTATTACCTGTAAAATCTGCTTTAGGTGTGGTATCTCTACCTTGTTCATAATTAGTATCGGCAGAGCCTGCACCAGAATGTAACAACCAAGGCCCTCTATTTCCCATATCTCTTGCAACATTTTTACCAGTTTCTAGTAATTCAGGAGTTAGTTTTTTAAAATTATCTGGAGTTATACCTGATTGAGATAATGCTCTATCCTTATCACCATCTGCTCTTAGTAAATTATATTGATAACAAATTGCCATTTCAGCATATGTTGCTTCAGTGGTCGTGGTTTCAATCAATGACTGAACCCTACTCACATAATCGACTTTATTTTCTTGAATTGGTCTTAACTGTTTAACATAGCCTCTTAACGACATGAATCAAACTCCCATTAGTACAAAGTATTTTATACTATTTATTCTTTCAAAAATTCAGGGATTCCATTATAGCCAAATGTTGGTGTTTTATTTTGAAACCTTGCAATACCTTCTGCAATATCTCTTGTTTCACACCTAATTATAACCTTTCTTGATGCATACTCTACAACCGTAAAGGGTCTTTCTACGTCTTTATCGTCTTTGCTAACATAAAAGTTAGACTTTGAAGTCTTGAAATTTCTCATATTGTTTGTCTTTCGTGTTTTTCCCAAAAGACGGTTTCTCAAATTCTGTATTAAGTTTAGTTTGACCATTGTCTACTATCTCCATTTGTGCTTGTGATTCAACATCATATAATCTCATCTTACTTCTATCCACTCCCACAACAAATCGTTTGTTCATGCTGGGGTCGTTATATCTGTTCTTCAACTGTTTAACTTGCATTTGTCCTATTTCTTCTAATGCTTCTGTGGATATGAGTGCAAACATAAGGTCAGCAGTAGCAGGTAAACCGAAACTTTCAGAAGTATCTTCCAGTCCTATATCACTAGATACAAAACCTGTTCTGGTTGTTTGGGTTGCAGACATGAATGGAACATTTGTTTCCACTGCAAGTCCTCTGAGTTCTTCTGCAATCGACTTTATGATTGTATATGAATTGATATTTGCACCACCTTTAAATCTACTTGATGCACAAATATTGAGATAGTCAATAAACACAATGTCTGGTTTAAATGACTTCTTAATAGCTAGTTCTTTGATTAACCCTCTAAAGTGTCCACTATGTGCAGACGCAGTTGGGTATTCTTTAATTATTAGTTTTCCACTTGTCTTCTTCCTAATCTGTGTGAGTTTATCTTCAAACATCATTTTAGGTAACTGTGGTAAGTTTTGAATTTCTACATTCATCATATTTGCATCTATTCTTTCGGCAATCTTTTCCTCTGCCATCTCCATTGTAATGTATAATACATTCTTTCCTTGTGCAAGACAACTAGATGCAACGTGACACATAAACAAACTTTTACCTACACCAGTTCCAGCTAGTGCAATGTTCAGTGTCTTTGGTGGTAACCCACCTTTTGTTATCTTGTTGAAAAATTCTAAATCAAACGGTATCTTCTCCTCTTTTTTGTGATAGTAGTCATACCTTTGTTCACCATCAGCTAAGTAGTCGTGTCCTACACTGTTGTCAAATGAAACACCAAGTGCTTCAGTAAGTATGTCTGGTATTGCATCTGGTGTTCTTTTCTTATCTTTACCTTCGATAATCTCTACACCATCTACAATCGCATTGTATATAGCTTTGTCTTTACAAAACTTTTCTGTTGTTTCTAATAACCACTCTAAATCTACATCAGTAGAATTTAAACTTGTAATAAGTTTTACAATCTTATCGTGGTCATCTTGACTTAAATCTTTTCTATTATCTACTTCTATTTCTAGTGCAGTTTTGGTAGGTATCTTTTTATACTTGTCGACAAACTTTTGTATTTCTTCAAATACAATTCTTTCTTCTCTTACTTTAAAATAGTTACTTCTTAGAAATGGGATTACCTTTCTTGCGTAATCTTCATTTGTGATTAAGTTACTTAGAGCTGTTCTTTCTATCGACTGGTTCATTATTTGCTTGTTCCTCTATTACTTCTACTAGGATATCTCCTATAAGGGTGAAAAAATCTTCACCAAATTGTTCTCTTGGTATTTCATTATTATCTACTATATCATATTGAAAATGCATTGGCAAGTTTCCATTTTCATCTTCTTTTTCTGCAAATGACACTTTACCATATTTGTATACTACACCAGCAAACTTACCCTCTTTAATACCTATCAAAGTCTGGTCTTGTGCTTCTGTAGTTACATAAGCAAACTTATCTTTTACTTCTTTACTCCATAACCACTGACATTTATAATTTTTACAAACATCAGATTTAATTTCATGTATCTTACAACCATTATCAAAAAATACGCAAGGTGAACCTTCAAGTTCTGGATTAACTCTCATAGCTGGATATTGTTCTTTATCTTGCCACAAAGGTTTATCAGGGAACATTTTACTTCCCTCTTTATAATCTATGAATAAATCACTCCAAGTTAAATCTTTATCGTGTTCCTTTTGAACTCTAGTAAGTAGTTCTTTATCATCTTTTACTGGCCCTATAATCCAATCTTTATCTCTTATGTGACAACAATCCCCATTGTTACCTTTAACACCTTGACATTGTTCCATACAATAGTTCATACTTTTTTCACTGCGTAATCTATTGCAAATCTTTTCTTATCTGTCAAAACATCTTGAGCACAATGTACTTTATTCGAATCAAATATAACGAAACTTGTAGGCTTCAGGAAGTGTAATTTATTGTCGTGCATAAACCCACCACCCATTGTTTCACTATTCCAATCACTATTTAACAATCCTAGAATTTTGACTGTATCCTTATCCCAAGTGTCTGTATGTGGGTCATCTATACCCATACCTTTGACTGATATACCACAGAACTTTACTTCTGGTTCAAAGTATTTGTATCCACCAGCATCATAGATTTGTAATAATAATCCCATAGCCATACCAGCAAGAGATGTATTCTGATTGTCTGGTACTAAATTTATCTTTGCAAACCTCTGTTCAAAAGGTTTACCTTCTGGATATCTAAAGTTCCATTGGTCACTTCTTTGTGATAATAACATCATAGAGTCTAGATAAGTTTTTGAACAACAATTATTTAATGTAATGAGCATAACTACCTACAATATATTTATTTGTTTCCACACACTTTTCACCAGAATGTAAATATAACCAGTTTGGTGGAAATATTAAAAGTGAACCCTTTGTACAAGATGATTTCACTTCATGTTTAGTAAATATTGTACTACCTTCTTTGTTGTTTGTCAAGTATAAAAAGAAAGCAAGAAACCTTGTAGAATTTTGTTTTGTGTTTACATCAACATGAGGTGGAAAACTTTGACCATCAGGTAAGTATCTTTTTATTCTAAAAGGTTCTAATCCAAAACTATTAGGCCACTGGTTACCATCAATCTCACATTCTTTTTTATATAACTTAATATATTTTTCAAATGCTTCTTTTAATTCAGATTGTTCACTTTCCCAGATACCACTCTTTTGTAAATTGATTTGAGTAAAAAATGGATTACTTGTAGGCCATTGTTCGTGTTGAGTATAATCGTTTTCGAACTTACTTACGATATCATCACAAAACTCATCTGTTACTACATTATCATAACACTTAATATAGTTATCCATATTTAAATTCTTTACCTACAGCTTCTTCAATCTGTTTCATTATATCTTCTGTAAAATATTTCTCTGGGTCACTCATAATAGATTTACCATATTGTTTAGAACCGTCTGGTAATTCATATCTTGTTGATACCTTTTTAAATATGTTATACTTCTCTGCAATATCTAACAGTCCATAGTATTTGTCAAGACCTTTTTCATAAGACAATCTTACATCAACCATTTTATTCTCTATAGTCAATCTTGATTTATGGTTCTTACAATGTACGATATTACCAACAACTTCTGTTCCATCTTTTTCTTTTTTCTTGGATAGAAATATAATAGATGAGGCTGCATACTTCAATCCAGAACCACCACCCATTTCTTTTGTTGGAAACATTGAACCCATACTATCGTAAGTATGATTCGTTACAACCATAGGAACTTTTGCTTTACCAAGTTTCAAAGTCAATACTCTAAATGCAGCCTTCAATACTTGAGCTCTAGTCATATCTCTTGTTTCTTTACCATCTGCTGTATCTTCTACTTCTTTGGTTGTAGATAACATACCTAACGAATCTAAACATAAAAATAAAGGTCTTCTAACATTTACATCTTCTTGCATATATCTGTCTAATATTCTTAATGATTGTGTTCTAAACTCTTGAACCGTTGTAACTGGAACGATAACCATTCTCTCTGGGTCTATACCTCTATCAATCACCATCTGTTTTGTAATTGCACTTTCACTTTCAAAGTATACAACACCACTCTTTGGATTTGCATCTAAGAAGTTTTTAACAATACCCATTAGAAAGAATGTCTTACCTGTTGCACTTTCACCAGCCAATGCAGTTATTTTGTTTGCTGGTAATCCACCATGTATTGAACCAGATAACAATGCGTTAAACACATATGAACCTGTGTCAATAAAACTATCAACATCACCAGCTTCTACTCCGTCTGATACTAGAGCTGCATACTCGTTACCAGTTGTCTTTATAATATCTTTTAAAAAATCACTCATAATATCTCCTATTGGTTCTTACTATACCAATCTTTTAATGCACTGTCAAGTAATGGTAGATATTCTTTCTTGTCTTTTACAAACTCTTGTACAGTACCATCTTGTGTAACTATTAATATGACAAGTTGATTTACTTCTTGTCCTGTCCTCTCTTCAAACATCTGTGCATAAGCACAAGTCTGTATATAATAGTTTTCAATCCATTCATCTTTCTTTTCTTTGGTAGATGTTTTGAAATCTATAATAGATAACTTACCCTTATACTCTGCGATACAATCGACTTGTCCAGCAAGTTTTAGTTCATCACTATATAGGCTACTCTCAAGACACCTGATATTATCGACATTACCAAGTATATCTCTCATTTGTGTGAACATAGACCACGCAAGAAAGTTGTTTGTCTTATGTTTATCAAACTCACTAGGCCACTTAATATGTTGATTGTTTAGATAATCCTCACACATTTTATGTACAGCAGTTCCTCTTGATGCAGCTGTTCTCATAATATAGTTTGCAACATCATTACCTACTCTCTTTCTCCATTCGAATATACCTTCTTTATTTCTTATGGATAATACTGTAGTAACTGATGGATACAACTTTCCATCTGGTGTTTCGTATCCACGACCACCACTAGGTAATGCTTTGTTTCTTTGTATAACTTTAGGAAGTTTTACTTCTAAATGTTTAAATGTCATAATGTAATATATTGTATCAGACGTTTCTCATTCTGTCAACTAATCTTTGAGCCCTATTTGTAACTTGTTTATACCAACGACTGTCAATCATCTCATCTGCAGCCTTGTTCCAATCTTTTGCATCAACACCACGTTTCATTCCTTTGAATTTAGATAATCTACCATAACCCATATTGAACATCATGTTTGCAACAATTTGTTGTACTTCTTCTGGTAGCTCGTCAAAGTCTTTATATAATAATGAGCAATCTCTTAATACTGATTTCACATCATTGTCGAAACATTCTTTGACTCTTTCTTCGGATATGACCGTCCCAACTGGTTCTCCATGTTCCTTATCACTCGGTATAACCAAATGACCAATCCCAAATGTAGCAAGACCAAGATGGTCATTGTAAATTTCATATTTGACTCCTTCGTCAATTTCTAATTGTTTTCTTAGTTTTTCTATATCCATTATTCCATTCCCATTCCTAGTTTTGTTTTCTGAATTAAATAGTTCTTTACAAATCCAGAACGAACTATATCACCGATATTAAATTCAGTGCAGTTGAACTCTTGCATTTCTTCTAATATTCTAAGGAAGTCATGCAATCCATTTCTTTCATTTTGTTTTAGTAAATCTGTTTGGCTAAAGTCACCACAATATATTATTTTAGAATCTTGACCCACTCTTGTAGTAATAGTATCTAATTCATGAAAGTTTAAGTTCTGACACTCATCAACGATTATAATTGAATTATCAAAAGTTAGACCTCTTAAAAATGATGTAGATAGAAAATACAAGCTACCTTGATTTTTTAATCTATCATATAACATATTGAATGCTTGTTCGTTAGGTTGTTCAAACATAAACTTAACCATATTCTGATACGGTACTTGATACAGTGCAGCCTTATCTTCTTCATCGCCAGGCAAGAAACCTATTTCTCTTGTTGGTATTAATGAACGCACTAATATAACTTTGTCATATTTTGTTTGTAAGTTTAGAACATCTTGCATTGCAAGATATAATGATACAAAGGTTTTACCAGTTCCAGCACAGCCAAATAAGAATTGATTTTGACCTTTTTTATAAGTTTCAAAAACAGCCTTTTGACCTTCTGTTATTGGTTTTACTTTGATTAAATCGTTTGAACTAATTTCTTTATTTTTCTTTGGCATTATCTATCCTTATAATATAACTGTGGTAGAGGTTACCCCCTACCACTATGTTGTGTACACGCAACAATTTGACGATACACAATGTATTTATATTAAAACAGTCCTGTTGTTTTATTCTTCTTAAATCTCTTACTTAAATCCTGACCACCGTCTTTTACTAAACCATGTTTCTTTGCAAGTGTTTTTGCTTTGACAGCTGCATTTGTTTTACTTCCACCGTATCTATCTGCAAGAGCACTGTTTGGGTGTTTTTCTGCAATCTTTGAAAAGACTTCTTTCATACCACCATCAGTTTTTGTTCTAACGTGGTCACCTACAATTGCAGCTGCAGTGATACCCTTAACCCAATGTTTATTTTCTTTTAATAGTTCTTGTAATCTATCCCAAGAACAAAACACATCAAATGTTTTTTTCTTCTTAGTGTCTGTAATTATATAAGTCGGCATTAGTGTCCTCTGATACTTCGTAACTCAACTTTGTCACCCTTCAAAGACTCAACTTCATTTTTTAGTTGTTCTACTTTTTCTACAAGTTCTTTTATTCTTGCTAGAGCCTCATAATAACTTTTTGTTAATTGTTTCATATCTTCTTGCATAATTTCTAATTCACCTATTGTTAAAGTTGCTGTCATATTTTTCTCTTGTTCTGGAGTGCGTTTAACAGATTCACGCCATGCTTCGTCCATCATTCCCATTATTTAATCCTTCAATATACCAATTTGGAATCTGTCTTTTCTTCCAAGTTGCGAATTTATTCTTCTCGTTTATATAGTAGGACTTGTAACCTTGTATTGGATTGTCTTTTACTTTACAATAGTCTGGCATACATTGAGGCATCTCAGTCATACTACCATTGATTATAATATTCTTTGGTCTGTTTGTCAAGTATTTTAATCTCTCTAGTGTCTTATGTTTTTTACCGTATCTGTATTCAAACTCATAACAAGTGCTAACCCACATATCCAATAACCAATCATAGTTCTCTGCACATTTTCTAGCCCATATGTTTGATGGGTGATTAACGTGACTAGCCTTCATTAGATGAACTTCTCTCTCATCTGGTAACAACCATCTTTTAATTCTTCTACCATTCCTAGTTTCATCATAATAATCTACACCATCTAAAACTCTATGGGTAGTAGATAGTAATTGACAATACTCTATGGTCATTTTACAAACGTGTTTATCGCATTGCTCTTGTGCAGATATTTGAGCACTCTCATTTAGATAAAATATATTCACTTTTTTTCCTCATCTTTAATTCTGTAAAAAATATGGTCACCAATTTCTGTAGTCATCTCTTTGTGTTTTGCCCAAGAGGGTTTTACATAATCTGCGTGATACCACAACGCACCATCAGTAATATCAAGTAAACTTACATCACCTTTAATAATCATCAATGCAAAACTAAAAAATTCATCATACTGTTTTATATTTCCAGGCTTATCTGGTTTGCCATCACAATACCAACTAAACTGACACCTATGTCTGACAGGGTAGTATGTTCCATCTTTTCTCCAACTCTCTCTATGAGGGCCTTCTCTTACCACCCCACATACTGTATCAGGATACATATCACTTGCAACTCTATTCAATACTACATTTGACACTGCAATGATACCAGCTGTACCTTGATTTCGTGCCTCAAAATACATATTGTCTGCAAGACATTTTGCTTGACCTACTTCTTCTAATTGTTCACTGTAATTTTTATCCATATCTATGGGAGTCATTATTAACATTCCACCTATTATACTTTCAATTATCATTCTTCCACCTCTTGAATAAAATTTCTTGTTGTTCGTATGCTTCTTTTTCTCTTTCTTTTATTGGTCTTTTGTCTTTTCTGTAATCTTGTTTCACATGAACCATCTCATGCATTACAGCTGTTATAAAATCATCATAATATTGATTCTCATTTATCTCAATAAAATGTTGTCGATTGTCTTCACCAGACCATTGAGCACCATCAATACCATCATCTAACTCATCTAATAAATCAATAGTTATATCTAGTGTTCTAACTTTTGGAAGTAATTGACCAAGACACCACTCTGCGATTTCTTTAGTAAGAGTCTTTCGTGCATCAGATACACCTTTACCAAGATTGACTTCTATGTAGTTCATCATAATCCCTGACTTGCAGAATGTTGGTTTTCACATAACTCCCAAAGGTCACTACTTTCCCAACCTAACTCCACAGCTAACTCATCAAAATCACACTCTAACTTATCAGTATCATCATTTGATTGACCAGCCATAGTTGCTTGATACTTATTATAGATATTATATGCATCTTGTTTTTTCTTGTTTATATCATTCATTGTTAATTTCATATTTACCTCTCTGTTTAAATTAATCTAATCTACT